TTCCAATATATCGTGGATAAAATCAAGTATATCGAGGACGCAAGCATCCCGCAGGGCGGATACTTTGAGGTTCGGGAGGTTAATCTCTTTGAGGGGAGCGCCGTAACCTTTGGAGCCAACGAATTTACGCAAGTAGTGGAGGTCAAGAGCGCCGAGGATAAAGCAAAGCGAATGCTTGACATCGCAAATAACATCGAGAGGTGCGTTAAATCTCTTACAACGGGGGAATACTCCGACGAAAGGGGGTACGCCTTGGAGATGCGCCTAAAATGGCTTAATAATGAACTTTTGTTACTCTCAGCATCGGAGCCGTTCGATAAAGGCGAACACTCAAAGAGCGCAGGAGAGCCAACAGCGCCATCCTTTGATTGGCAAAAAGTGGTAAATCAGTTGGCCCAATAAACAACTGAAAATTGTCTAACTTAAAACAGGAAAAAGTGGAAAATTTAACACCTGAGCAAGTGGTTGAAAAATTGAACAACCTCTTTGCAGAAAAAACCAAAGGTATGGCCTCAGCGGAGGACCTTACTGCAATCAAAAGCGAGTTAAGTAAACTTACTTCTCTCGAGGAAAAAAGCGCAAACATTGAGAGCGCTATCGCTAAGTTCGAGGCATCAATTGAGGCCATGAAAGAAAGCGCAAAGAAAGGCGAAAAGCCAGCGCCTGCAAACCTACGCCAAGCCATCGGCCACGCCGTAGCAGAAAAGCACGCCGAAATCATGAACCAAGTTTATGAAAAGGGGCAAACGCTAAACCTTGATGTAAAAACCGATACAACCATCACTGGGGACTATACGGGAACCATCGCTTTAAGCACCTTGGAGCAAGGCGTTAACCGCATCGCTCGACCTATCCGTCGCATCATGGAGATATCAAACGTAGGAACAACATCCTCCAAGTTTGTAACTTACATCGCTCAGGATACGCAGTCTTCAACAGGATTCGTTGCAGAGGCAGTAGCCAAATCAAACGGGCAAGTTCAATATACCGAGGTATCAGTAGCCGTTAAAAAAGTAGCGGGCTTCATCAAAGTATCTAAGGAGATGTTGGCAGACTTGGCCTTTGTTCAGGCTGAAATCAACAACGATTTGATTGAGAGCGTATTGCAGAATATCGATAACGGCCTCCTTAATGGAAACAACGTAGGCGCCAACTTGGATGGAGTTATCAACCAAGCGACTGCATGGTCAGCGGGGGTCTTCGCTGGTAACGTACAAAACCCATCGGTTATTGACGTTCTTCGAGTTGCTAAGGCTCAAGTTGAGGGCGCAGACTTCAACCCTACTCACATCGTGTTGCATCCCGATGATGTGGCTCGTATCGAGATGAGCAAAACAACACAAGGAGAATATACATACCCTAACTTTGCGGTTGGTATGGCTCCAAACATGCAGTTGAGCGGGCTCATCATCGTGCCATCTACGAACATGACAGCGGATAATTTCCTTGTAGGAGATTTCTCCAAGTTCAACATTCGTATGCGAGAGGGCGTTAACATCCAAGTAGGATACGAGGGTGATGACTTTGCTCGAAACATGGTATCTATCTTAGCGGAGGCACGCCTTTGTTCTTTCGTTAAGCAGAACGATGTTACTGCATTCGTAACAGGAGATTTCACTACGGCTATCGCCGCACTATAATCTAAATAAGCAACTTAAACCCTGAGACATGGCAGAACAAAGAAAAAGAGGCCGAAAGCCCAAGAGCGAAAAGGAAGTAAAGATTAGCGTCGATACTCCTAACGTTGATATCGAAATCAATAAAACCCCTGAGGGCTTTACAGCCGAGTTGGATACTCCCCGTTTGGATATCCATGTAGAAAAAAGCGAGGGTAAGATTTCCATCGACGTAGATATCGATGATAAAAGAGAATACGAGGCCGTAGCCACAGGCTTAAACCCATCGCTCCCAAAGGGAACGGTATGGAAAGTTACGGGCGAAATCCTAAAAATCTTTATTCGCAAAGGCATTGCTAACCTTAAAAAGAAGTAAAAGAAAATGATAGTATCGATAGGAGATTTTACGGGCAAGTATGAGTTGCATACAGGCATCTATGACCAAGGAAAGATAACCGCATACATAGCGAAGTATGAGCCTCGTTATATGCGTGAACTTTTGGGAGCGCAGATGTATACGGACTTTGTTTCGGACTTAGACCAGCAAACTAATGAGCCAAAATCCCCTAACTTTCAAACCCTTTACAATCCCTTTGCGGTGGATGTAAATCTCTACCGCATCTTGGAAAGCGAGGGTATTAAGGAGATGCTTATCGGCTTCATTTACTTTGAGTATACAAAGGATACGAGCAACACCATGACGCCATTCGGCAACACAGTGAGCAGGAGCGAATTAAGCAAGTTGGCCACTTCGCTCCAATCGCTCATGTATAACCGATATAACGAGAGCGTTCGGACTTTTATGGCCATCAGGGAGTATATTCTCCTTAATTGGAATGATTTCCCATTAGGGCAGGCTGTGGATGTTCAAATCACTACCCAAGGCTTTGCGTATGTTTCATCGACAAACGAAACCCCTGTGCCTTTATCAGGGATAGTAAAAGCGCTCAGCATCGCAACAGCGGGTACGGGATATGCAACAAACACAGGAGTGGCAACATCAGGAGGGAGCGGTTCGGGCCTAACTATCGACTATACGGACGATGGCTCAGGCGGAGTGCTATCCGTAACGATTGATGCCTATGGTTCGGGATATAAAGTAGGGGATGTAGTTACTATCTTAGATGGAAACGATGACGCTACGCTTACCATCACCAGCGCATCGCAGATAATAACGGGCTCAGGAATAGAAATCAACTTTACGGCGTTGCCTATCGGGGAGATTCTAATCACTACCCTTTTGACTGCGGGAACGGGCTATACAACGGCCACAGCGGTGCCAACTACGGGAGGCTCAGGCAACGGATGCGTTGTGAACATAACGGATGATGGAGCAGGGGGCGTTCAGGATATCACTATCAATCAAGGAGGAACGGGCTATCTCGTAGGCGATACTTTGACTATCGATGCAGGAGGCCAAGACGCTACGTTTATGGTGGCAAATATCAACGATGGGGAGGTGGATAGTGTAACGATAGTTAAGGCAGGGAGCGGGTATAATATCGGGGATGAGTTTCTCATCCAAGGCGGTAACGATACGGCGGTCTTTGAACTTTCCTACGTTGGTATCGGAGATATCAAACTATACAACGGGCGTGAAAAACTCTTTAATTATTGGATATGACGAACGAAGTTTCACAAGTTATCAAATCCATCTACTCGGCCTTAGATAATTCGGTAGAGGGCACCTACGATGCTCAAAATGACCGCACCGATATATGCAACACTAAGTGGATGCGCATCGGGCAAGTGGTTGAGGATGCAAGCGGGGAGTTTTATCGTATCTTAACTATCGAGTATGATGAGTTTGTTACTTGGGAGCCCTTGGACCCAGCGAACCAAAATCCTTTAGAGGGAACCATCTCTTTGCCTACTCCTTATTGGATAACGGGCACGCAGTTGGCTACCAACAGGGAGTGGACTATCAAGGGGCCGAACCTTAGCGCTAAGTTGCCATTAGTTTGGTTGCTTGAAGTGATAAGGATGCGTAAGTATGGGATGGAAAGCACATACGATTTCGATGCCGATATCCGTATGTTTTTCTTAGATGAGACCAACGTTGTGCAGTACTATACTGAGGACCATCGAGAGTTGGTAATGTATCCTATGGAAAAGTTATGTGCCGAGTTCCTGAAAGTGGTGGAGGAAGATGCAAGGTTTGTGCGGTATGATGATTACGAGTTAATTACTTTTTCTCGTTTCGGAACCGAACGAAGTGATGGCATGTTTGCCAACATCCTCGATGCCAATCTTAGTGGGGTAGAGTTGCGCATTAGATTAGTGAAGTATAAAGAAAATTGTAAATGTTAAACCTTAAAAACTTAAAAACATGGCTATTGGCTGTAATTGTGATTTAGGTCTTTCCAACACAGGGAGACCGAATTGTTTGCCGTTACAAAGCGTAACAAGCAATCTTATTTTAGTGCCTTTGCAGGATAACGCAGGCGCTTACAACCGCATCGACTTGGCAACTTTGCCAACTTGGAGCAACTTAATTAACGATACCGACCCCTCTCAGCGTTGGTACCCATTGCCAGCATTCGAGAATGTGGAGTTGCCTAAGGCAGACACCGTATTTGAGGAGGCTAACAGCGGGCGGATGGCTTACTTACGTCAAGGAAAGCGCTCATTTACGGGCGAACTTTGGGCGTATGATTCAACGCCTCAGTTCTTGGGTAAACTTTCCTCAGGGAGATGCGTAGAGTTTGGAGTTTATGTGGTTGATATTAACGGGTCGCTTATCGGAAGCAAAGTAGGTAACTACTTGTATCCTATCCCTGTTGATAATCAGTCATGGGACCCGAAGTTAATGTTTGCTACGGATTCGACCGTACAAAAAATCATGCTTGGTTTTGATTGGAATCGTTTCTTCGATGAATCAACTCTTTGGATGATAACAGCGGACGAGGCTTCGCAAAACTTTAACGACTTAAAGGGCTTGTTGGATGTAAATCTTATCAACCCTGTTCAAGTTGCGAACACATCCATCCAAGTGGAGGCAACGTTCGATTACGGAACTGCAATCAACCCGTTGAAATTCAAG